GATGTGTCATCAGTAACAGTTGATCCAGCAAATGTGGGAGTGACCCAAGTAGGTGCTCCACTAGTATTAGCACTTAAATATTGCCCTGTTGTACCATTTGCAATAAAAGAAGTTGTATTGTTGGTTGATTGATATACAAGTGCATTTGTATAACTTCCAACTAAATTTGTAGCTAAATCAGCGATACCTTTAAGATTACCTTGTAATGCAGTTGTAGTTAATAATCCTGTGCTTGGATTGTAAGTTAATCCAGTAAATACATCTAAACTAGTAACTTGTCCACTACTAACAGGGCTAAAAACAGGATAAAAAGTAGCATTGGTTGTTACATTGTTTATACCAATTGATTCAGTTGCAGAAACAACAAAAGGATGCCCCTGCCCTATGAAAGTATTAAAACTACCATCCAAATTAAAATATGCCTGAACTGGCAGAATATTTTGGTCAGATGTTAGGGCAGGAGCACTCATAATTAATATGCAATGCAAGTCATAACAATTACATCACCAGCAGACATATTTGTTGCAAGTCCAGTGGTAATTCCATAACCAGTCATTGTGACTGATGTAGTAGTACTAGCTGTTTGTTGCAAAAATATTCCTGAACCATTGGTAACATCGTTAGCCAAACACATCCAACCATTTGTCGCTGGTGGCAATGTAATTGTCCCGTTTGCCGCACCCCCAGAACCAACAGTTACAGCAAAACAATTAGGTGTAGCGCCTTTGATTGTTGGCGCAGTACCAAAACCGCTTGCAATAACGGGTTGTGAAGCAAACGTGTTCAAAAGTACCGTGTTAGGGGTATTTGTATTTGCTACTTGATTGGTCATGATTGGTCTGCCATTGGGGTAATGTAGAGCGTTGTTGTGCTTGTGTTCGTAATAGCGCTTACAGAAAACCCGTTGGGGGGTACTGCAATTACCATTGGTGAAGTCATAGCAACGCCTAAAATTACCGTGTTAGTTGGGCTTCCAGCTGTTGGAAGTACTGCGGCTGGAGCAGTCAACGAATTTAAAGCATTTGCTTCTGCTATTGTCAAAGCAATAGGATTAGCAGACGTATTTAAAAAACCGCAATAATTGATCTGATCGTTACCCGCTGGGGTTACGGTCAAAGCAGTTGATGCGGTTGTTGAAACAGCAACAGCATAAGATAAACCGACTGGTCTAAATACGCTTGTGTTTGCCATAATTAAGCTCCATTAGTAGCTTGTGGATAACCTTCAACACGAACAACTTGAAATTGATAAACCCCTGCGGCTGGTTGAATAGCAGTTGCCGCACCTGAAATATTTTGAAATTGAACAGTCAAAACACCAGCTGTAGCAACATCAACATTTGTTATTGCAATGTTGGAAGTTTGATTACCTTGATATTGTTGAAAAGACACAATATCAGTTGTTTGCAAACCAGCAATAGGGAAAGTTTGAAGTGAACTAACAGACGATGTTGTTAATGAAGCTGGGGTGATGTTTGGGGCAATGTAAAAAGTCTCGTGAGCATTACCACGGGCAACGGTTGTAGATGACATGATTTTTCCTTTGAAAAACGATTAAATTGTACTGTTAAATGTAAAAAAAGCCACCCTTTTTGGGGGTGACTTCTCCTATGGAATCAGCCCCGATTAGCTGAAATCGTAACCATACACATATACATCGCCTGTACCAGTTGCGCCTGACGCAGTTGTTACATCAACATATAAAGTTTGGTTTTGATAAGACAAGCTGGTTGAGCTTGAATCAACATAAGCAGTTCCCAACACGGATGTTGAAAGAGCCGCAATTTGACTTGTGGTTAAAGCTCCAAACAAACTGGATGGTGACCCAGCGTTTGTAGTTGTAATACCTAAAGCAGTACTTGTTGACAAAGATACAACTGAACCAGCGTTATTCACGTTGGTAACAATCATTTCCTTTGGCAAATAAGCAGTTGAGTTAACAACTGGTACTGGCGTAAAAGCTACAGCATTAAGGTTAACGCCTTTGGCTACACCGATAAGACGCAACGCTTGATTTGTTGTGACATTACTTGGGTGAGCCGATACTGTGGTTGCTGGTCCTGGATTACTCATTTTGTATTTCCTTTAGGTTGATTAAGCGGCAATACGGCAAGACAACTCAGGGTAGAGTGGCGCCCATCCGTACAGCACATCAAGACGTGTTGGGATTGAATCGTTGTTAATTGTGTACTGACGTACTACACGCATTGACAAACCGACTTCTTTATCACTAGCACGACCAGCGAAATGTACACCTTCAGGCAACTCAAGGTCAGCTACTGCAAGTGTGAACGCATTGCGGTGCATCATGATATTTTGTGGTGACAAAGTACCTGTGTTGTTGAATGGAGTAACTGCCGCAGTTGTGGAAGTTGAACCAATGATGATACTGTTTTGGAATTGACCGCCAGTAATAATCGCTGGAGAAACCTGAACAGAAGCACCGCCAGTACCAACAGAAGTTGTACTCATAACAACAAAGTTACGTAGTTTGCCTGAACCGTATGCTTGACGGTTTTGTGGGTTGGTCGCATATACACCAGCAATCTGAATCACGTCACCAGCATTCAATGTAGCTGTGCTAGACGCTGTGTTGATTGTGATTGTGGAGAATTGTGACCAGCCACTTGTCAATGAACCAGTAAAGGTTGTTGTGTTGGTTTGAAGTGAAACGCCTGAGTAAGAACCGAAAGTTTGTGACACAACGTTTTGGTCTAATTTCCAATTAACCCCTGCGCTGTCCCTGCCCATTAGCCCCTTCCTGTATTGCTCACCAATCGCTTCTTGTGGCACGAACAAACCTTTTAAGCTGTCAACGATTGTTGCGCTTGTAAAGGGTTCGATGATACAAGAACGTCTGCCATCACGTGGTGCGCCTTCAGCATCGAGATAAGCACCCGCTGTCAGGAATGTAATCAATCCTGTTGGGGGCGTACCAGCAACACCTACGATGTTAGCCGTGTTGTACAACGCAGTATTCAAACCGTCTCTGTCAATCTTGTTAGCAATAGCGGCAACAGCTGGTTTCAACACACGGTCACTGAACATATCTAAAGATAATGCAAGGTCTTGTGTAGTAAATTGCGTGTCTACGTGGAATTGCGTGGAGAGTGTGACAGGTACGCTTGTTTCGTTAAAGTCTTCTACATTAAGCGCTGGACCAGTAGTACCAATGAAACGACCAGGTCTGCGGACGTTCACAGTATTACCAATCTTCGCTCCGACAACCGCAAATTGGTCATCGTAATTTCTGTCGACCTCTGACGTAAAGGTCAACTCATTTTCTAGCACCATGAGTGCTTCATTGGTGATTTTCGATATAGTCAATAAATTATTTGACATGATTGTTTCCTATGAAAAATTGTTTGTTACCGTTACTTGATCTTACCAGCTCTGCGTGATTCTTTCCATTGCTGATATGTACCGTGGAATTGACCATTTGAATCAACTCTTACATCAGCTACGGTTGAACTCGCTTTCAGCGGTTTAATCGGTGCGGGTGCGTTCGATTTCGTTGCAACAGGCTTTGTGGGTTCGTCCTTACGTTCAAACCGTGCTTCCAATTTTCCAATTTCTCTTAATGCGGCTGTTACGGACTTCTTGGACAATGCTTCAGCAACTTCGGGATTTTCAGCAAGGTGATATAGGATTCTTGGTCCAACATCACTCTCAATGATTGCATCCCTTACTTGGTCACTTACCGTCAATTCTGAGGATGAAATTACATCTTCATAATCAGGTATCTCAGCTTTAGCTTCTGCTTGTCGCTTTTGCCATGCTTCAATTACTGTTGCACGTTCAGCGGCAATCTTTGCCTCTGCTTCAGACCGTTTCATTTGCTTCACAGCATTTTCAGCAGACCATTCACTAAGCGCTTTTGCGTATTCAAATGCATCGGCAAATTGTGATGGTTGAGGCTCTGCGTCTGTGTCAAAAGTCTGTGTGGGACTATTGGCTTTTTTCAGTTCCTCAATCTGCTTCTCAAGATCACTAGCCCTTTGACGCTCACGTTCAGCTTCCTGACGTGCCATATCTCTGGCTTTAGTTACCTCATCGAACCGCATTTTGACTTTGGGGTTGGGCTTTCCATCCTCTGTCGTTTTAGGCTCATCATCTGCCTTTGGTTCACTCGCCTGATTTGTGTCTACTGGCTCTGTTGGAGTATTCTCGACAACAGCCTCAGTAGGCGCTTCAGTTGCTAAACCAAGTTTATTGGCATAAAACTCACCTGAATTTTCGCTGGTGATTACATTACTTGCTTCTCTATCAGCCATGATTTCTCAAGCTCCGATTTTGTGCTGGTGTGCCTCACCAGTAAGGTTTAGGGCAATATAACCCGAAATTACTCAAGCGTCAAGCGTTTTGAGGTTGATTTGCCTCAACATCTCTGTTTGCTTTTTCTTCATTTTTTGCTTGTTGTTCGTTTTCCATTTTGAGTTTTTGCTCCAAACGCCTTGTATCCATGTGATGTAACAACAAATCTGTGAATGCTTCAATCTCAATTTTGTTCTGAGCTGTGGTTGCACGGGTGTTTTGATCGTCAACTTTGACTTGCGCCATTGTTTGTACTTCATGCGCTTTGTTAGTTTGACGCATCAATTCTCTACTGGTTTCAGCCTGTTCTTGCATTTGCTTGACGCTTAAACCGTATTTCAGGTTCATTTGCATAGCTTGAAGTTGTTGTTGTAGCTGTTGAATTGTCTGCTGACTTTGCGCCAGTTGCATTTGTACTTGAGGCGGCACGTTAGACTTGTCGTCAATCTGAGCCAATGGATTTGCGGCGGCAAGACGGTCTGCGATGATGTCAGACCCAGGAAAATCCATGTTGCGGAACAACAAATCACCAGCAGTTTGAAGCAATGCGGGGTCAGCCGTAAAAAGACCCATCATCATTTCCGCACCTTCCTGGCGTTTAGAGTTGAACCCTGGACCAGTATCCATCACAACGTCATATT